AGCGCCGTTAGGCGCTTTTGCGGACGGGGCGGATAACTTGATGATATATCCCCCTAGTGGTTGGTTCAGAACGGGGACAGAAAGGGAAACAAAATGTGCATCAGTCCGATTTATCGGTTTGTTGACAGTGGTCCTAACTTTGAAAGGGTGCCAACACCCTGCAAGCGGTGCTGGCAATGTAAATCCAACCGCCTCAACGATTACGTGGGGCGGTCGCTCTGCGAGATGGCGTATAGCGATTATACGTTAGCGCTAACGCTGACGTATGCAGATAGCGCAAACATTTCCTCAAAGGAAATAACGCCAAAACACTTTCAACAGTTTGTTAAAAGCCTTCGGAACAACAACCACAAGGTAAGGTATATTGTCTGCGGCGAGTATGGGAAGCTGCGCGGTCGCGCACACTTCCACTGCATTCTATTCGGAAAAGGAAGTCCGCCAAATATACCGCAAAAAGAAAACGTGCATATAGAGCATTGGCCGCATGGTCACGTCTTTGCCGATTGGTCGGCTGACGAAAACGCATTGCGTTACGTGCTCAAATATCTCCTGCATCCCGACAAGGGAACAGCCTGGTTTTCGCTATCGAAAAAACCGCCTATCGGGTCGGTGTTTTTCGAGGAAAAAGCAAAAGAGGCGGCAAGCCTGGGCGTTCTGCCAGCGTCTTTTGATTACCTTCCGCCAAGTGGCAATAAACGCAAGTCGTATTACATGACGCGCGTCACGCGCCGCAATTACTTGCAAGCGATAGTCGACAATTGGCGAAGGCCAGGGCCATTTGATTATAGCAAAGCGGACGAATGGACCAAAATGAGTTTGGATAAGATGTTTTACGAAAAAGCGGTGAAAGACGCGGAAAGGTATCAACGTGATAACGTGAACCTGGAACAGTTTATCGCAAACGAAAAAGAGCGCTTGGACGCGGGCCGGATGTCAGAAGAAAAGGCCAGGCGGACAAATGCGCGAAACTTTCTTATTGACGAAACGGGCGGGTTGCCCGTACTGTCGGAAAAGAAAGGGGTTCAAGATGGCACGTCGGAAAACAGACAGATCGAACCGAAACGGGCGAAGGGTGGCGGATACTTCCGCTACAAGGGAACGCGCCGCAAGCGTGAATTCGTCCCGTTTGAGAACAGCGCACATGAAAACAGCGCTGCGGAACGAACTGTCGGACGTGCTGTATTACAAGAACCCGAATGCGTATCGGACGAACGAAAGCTATCAAGACGAACCGATGGCGCCAGGAAATCAACGGGCGGCAAATAAGGAACGGCTTGATAAAAAAGAACAGGACAGAAAAGTCGAGCGCGCAACGCCGCTTGACGTAAAGACCTGTAAACCGCGCCCAAGCGGGCGCAAAAAAAGAGGGGGCGGCACAAACCGCCCATTTGTCAACTGGTGCAGATAAGGAAAGAAGAATGCAAATGGTATCCGCAATAATCACAAATCGACTGCTTCTAGTGGTCGCCACAGCGGTCGCAACAGCGACGGGAACCGCACTCGCAACAGCGTATCCGGCGATCCACAAAGCGTTGTGTGAAACTTCGGGGCTTGTCTAATGGGATGGGCTCCAGTTTTGGGGGCCGTGATTGGCGGAATTTTCGGAAAGAAAAAAGCCAAGCGGGACCGCCAACGGGCCTTGGATGATGCCAAGTGGCAATTCAAAAGGCTACGTCAATCCGCCGAATTAGGCGGGTTCAATCCCTTAACGGCGCTGGAAAACACCGGAACGGCTGGGTTCAATAACCTGCCTTCCGGCTCTGCGCCTCTCGCATCAGCGGCCATAATCACGAACGCCATTCAAGGCGCAAGTGATGCAATTACGGGCGAAGATGCGAAACAAAGGGCGCGAGATAGCGTCCAAGATCAACTGGCGCAAATCGCGCTAGACCAGGCGAAAAGCGGGTTTAAAAACTACGTCCCGCAAGTGCCTGTGTCGATGCCTACCAAAACAACGATGGCTGGAACAAAAATCGGTTCCACGCCAGCGAACAATGTCGGAATGACAAAACCGCCTTTAGGCGTGGATTTCACACCTCCGGCGTTAACGCTGCCAGATGAGGGAATACCTGCCGAATTCGTTTCGCAGCAAGTGGAAATCTCGCCGGATGGTAGAGTGGCCAAAGCCGAACCCGGCTGGATCGACGTTATCGACAAGGACGGTTACGTGACTAGCATTCCACATGTTGAGGTGGAAACCGAAGGGCTAGGCGTCGGTATGTTTCTGGCGGCGAAAAAGAGAATATCGCAGTCAACGTCGTTTCAAGCTATCGCGGACAGTTCCGTCGGATCGGCGTTGTCAAACATTCCAAAGGCGTTGCAAATCGTCTTGAACCCCGAAACGGTGGTGATACCGCCGTTAACGCTGGAAAAACAGAGAAAGCCAGCAAATCACCCGTTCATGGCGGACGGCCTTGAAATCTTTGAAAAGGACTAAAAAATGGCACGACAAAATACCTCTCCGGTGGCGTTTCAACGTCAACCCCGCGTTGACACTGCGGTCACGCGAACCTCTGCCAGGGCGGGCGATGTTCGTCCTATCGCATATATGCCGATACTGCGCGAGGATAGCGCATCGGGAAAAGTCGGCATTGACCTGGAACTGGCAGAAATGCCAAGGCCGTTGATTAACGGCGTTCACGCAAATATCCAGGCCTGGTTTGTGCCAAAGTCGGCCATGCCGCAATTCAGCGGCTACGATGAATTTATGCACTCGTACCAGGGCCAGGATATTAAGGCGCTGGGTTCGACAGACCGCACGCCTCCCCCGTTCTTTACGATGCTAACGGCTGGCGATCGGTCTTTGATCGCCGCAAGTGAATTCTTCAAAACGCTAGGCATTCATGTGCCAACAAGTGCAAACGTATCGACGGACCTGGTTGATGCTTTCAACCTGGTTTATAACTTCCGCCTGGCGGCGCATTCCAGTCGCCTGACACGCAAGGACTATTGCGCGGAAAACTTGAGCAACGCTCTGGCTCTGCCACCAGCGTTCTGGCCTAGCGGGCGTTTCTCGCGCGTGGTGCCAGATTATGAGCGCGCGTTAATTCTTGGTTCTTTGGACCTGGATGTAGCAGCGGGTCAGATGCCTGTCGCGGGTATTACGCGCCAGGGCGTCATGAACTCGACGTCGTCGGCTTGCTGGTTGGATAACGAACCAACGTATCAGTTGATCCACCAGGGCACGAACGGCATTAAGTTTGACCTGCCGCATGGTGCAGCGACGCAAATCTATGCGGACATGGCGGAACAGACAATCGGAACGTCGCTTGCGGACATTGACTATGCGCGAAAAACACAAGCGTTTGCGAAGTTGCGCAGTTCAATGGCGGGCAACGATGCCACGGGCTTCGACAACGATGACGCAATTATTGCAGAATTGATGCAGGGCTTTTCAGTGCCCGAAGATCAATTTAAGCGGCCTTGGTTGCTGGATAGCGTTCGTACAAGCTTTGGCTTTGTCGAGCGCCATGCAACAGACGCGGCCAACCTGGATGCGTCGGTTACAAAAGGCGTTCTTTCGGCGCAATTGTCGATCAATCTGCCCCGTCAAAATACAGGCGGCGTGATTATCGTGACTTGCGAAGTGCTGCCAGATCGTATTGACGAACGTCAAACTGATGAATGGTTGCACATTTCGACTGTGTCGGAATTGCCTGATGCGCTTCGCGACGTGCAACGCCCGGAACCTGTTGACATGGTTCTGAAGCGTCGTTTGGATGCCGCACATACGGCTCCCGACGAACTTTATGGTTACGAACCGATGAATGACGTTTGGAACCGCGAGTTTACGCGCCTGGGCGGCGAGTATTACCAGGCCAACCCACTCGCGCCTTGGACTGAACAACGGTCGGCAATTTGGCAAGCCAACATTGTCAACCCGACGTTCAGTTCGGACCACTGGCTGTGTCCGTCGCCTTTCCCGCACGATGTGTTCAGCGATACTCTCGCTGATGCCTATGACGTTACTGTGCGGCATAGCATCTCCGTGTCGGGCCTGACCCAAATCGGCGACGTTCTCGCTGAAAACAACGATGATTATGTTGCGATTACCGCAGAATAATCATTGACAGAAAAACCGCATCCTCGATCCTGGGGGTGCGGAACCAGCAAAAGGAAAACGGTAATGAAATTCGATCCAACGCAATGGGATGAAATTGAGATTGGGGTGTCCTATGAAACGGAAAAAGGCCTGTTGCACGTCATGTGCACAGAACAAGCGCAAGTCTTTGTCGAGGCCCAAGGCATCGAAGCCCTTGCGGGTATCGGCTACGAAGTCCGCAAGGAAACAAAAGGCGCGGTACGTTTCCAGGTAAACGCAAAGAAAGGCGCTCGCGCTTTCGTGTTTACTCCAGCGTCCATGTCGTTCGAACCGACGGGCGCGACGTTTACCAACATAGACCGCAAGCCGATGGAAAGCGGCTCGGTCCTTGAGGTAACAAAAGCGCTGCGCCAAATGCGGTTAGAGGCAATGGCGCTGCGCAAGGGGTTGGCGGCTGCGGCCAACCCCAAAAAACCGGAACCGGAACCTGAACCCCAACCCGAACCGGAACCGGAACCGCCCGTAGAGGCGGACACCGCTGAACCTTCAGAATGACAGTGAAGCGGAAAATGAGCGTCGCGGATTACCGCGACGCTCTACTTTACATAGCGAAGGTAGCAGCAAAACATGGAAATCCAGAGATTTTGGAACCTGTACAAATCCGGGAACCTGGCGACGCCAGCGGCCTTTCTCAAGGCGCTGAGAGAAGCCAGGGAAACAGCATGCGGGACGAAGGCTGATACAGCGTTCGAACGTTTCAACGAAACATTGGACGATAGTTTCTTCCGAAACGTGCCTGACAACCTGAAAGCGGGGACAACGTATTTCACGACAGAGGCGCATTTGCGCCAGCACGAAGTTGCGGACTGGCAAAACGTTGATCCAGAAATACAGAAGTTTGCGGCCTTGCTAATCGAGGCGCTGCGGAAAAGGGGCTTCCCGTTTTACGTTCATAGCGCCTTTCGAACCCCGTTCGAGCAAGAGCAATTATATAAGAAAGGGCGAAGCCAGGCGCAGTTTCCTTTCGCCGCACATTGCCAGGGCAAGGCCGTGGACATTGTGCACTCCTTCCATCATTGGGGCTTGACCAATAATGAATGGTTACTAATCGGAAAGATTGGTAAGGAAGTCGCTACGCGACACAAAATCCCCGTCACCTGGGGCGGGGACTGGTCGTTTTATGATCCAGCACATTGGGAGTTGACAGGATGGCAACGCCAAACAGTGTTAGAGATACCCGTGGATGATCCCGTAAGAAAAACTCCCCGTTCAATCAAGAGCGATCTTAGATAGCATGGCTCCCCATTCGTTTACGCGCGCTAAAGCTCTTAAGTTATTGAACAGGAGATTACGGCCTTGAAATCCTATCGGGCAGCAAAAGGTTTTCCCGCCAACAGGCGGTTAACAGAAAACTTTTGTAAATCAGGTTTTTGCAGACAATCTCAGATTGCAAAAAAACCGTTCTTAAAAGTGCAAGGGACACGCCCGAAACCCCAAGGGGTTTCGGTTAACAGCGTGTTCTTGCATAAACACTCACGCAAAAACGAACGGGGCGAAGCCGCTTCGTGGTGCGCGCCTCTCGGCGCGCATTTGCTAGAAAACGGAAATATATGTCCGTTTTCCAAACTTCTGACAATTGACCTGGTAAGATCATTCTTCATGATC